GTGCGGCATCTTCCGGCAAATCCTCTCCGGCATAAACGTACAGGCCCAGACCAAACATAGCAAGGTTCTTCACCAAGCACCGCATGATAGCTTTATTCACATCGAACATAGATGCTGCTTCTACGGTGCGTTCTTCCATGCCGACTTTCTCACGGCGGCGGGTCTGCGGATTGTAGTCCCATTTCGGGGTGGTATAGGTGTAAGGCACAGCTTTCATGGCTTTGTTTGCGCCATCCAGTACAGGCAGCCACATTTCGTGCGAAACGCCCTCAATCGTGACCGAGGTGTACACCATGAAGCCGGTTATGGGATCATAAACATAGGGCAGACCGTTGAATTTTTTGACCTCATAGCTGGCAGAGGGATACAGCTTCTTCACCTCTGCCCAAGCATACGCCCAGCTTACATATTTCAGTTCCGTGTTGCCGGACTTTTTGACTTCCAGATGATCTTTGAAATCGATAGCAAATAATTTTACGAATGGATTTTCTGTAGCCATAATCAAACCTCCAAGAAAAAAGGCGGCAGAGTATTTACTCCCTGCCGCCATACAATTATGCCGCATGAACGATGGTAAACCTGCGGCTGCTTACATTTTTGCTGTACTGGTTGAAAATGTCCGGCTGCTCTTTCCGCAGGCGTTGGGAATCCACACGCTTGCTTTCGGAGGATACCCATGACACCTTATAGCCCGGTGCTGTGCCATAGGCAGCATCCTGCATTTGCAGCTTGACCTGTTGCTCGATGGCCGTCTTTTCCTGTTCCATCTGCTCGATTTGGTCGGAAAGCTCCTGCCGCTTATCCAGAAGTCCATGCAAGGCACTCAGGTCAGCAGTCTTGTCCCGGTTGTCTACCTCATAAAGCTGGTTGATCTGCTGGGTGTCACAATCGCAACCGTTGGGTGCAGGGGGAATCTGGGGCACAACATGGTTCGTCCAGAAACGCTCTTCCTTATCAATGAGATCAGAAAGCACCTGTTTATCCGTCACGATTTTATGGATGACCAGCTCTCTGCCGAAAATCAGAGCCGCTACATACCAGCAGTCGAAACCGCTGACAGCTAAATAGTGGTCAACCTGAGCCAGATAGTGCGCAGGGATTTTTCCATCTGCCCACTTATCCGCAGAGAACGGCGAAACCGTCTTGCACTCCAATCCAGCTTTTTGTCCAACAATCAAACGGTCAAAGTCTGCCAACAGCAGCGGATGTTCCTCGCTTTGGTAGATGGCATTTGCCCGGCGCACCTTAAAGCCCGTTTCTTCGGAGAACCGCTGCGCCACATAATCCTCCAAGTCACGGCCCTGCCGCATGGCTTCGTTGTCCATATTCTCAATGGTATCGCTGATTTTATCGTGGTACACCTGAAATGCAGAACGGTAGGGATTCAGGCCAAGGATAGCCCCGGCATCCGTGCCGGTAATGCCGCTCTTACGGTAGCGGAGCCAATCCTCTTTGGGCAAATTCAATGTAGATACAAGTCGTTTCATGCAATGTTCAACCTCTCTTTCATCTGTTCTTCTACGATAGAGAAATCGTATTCCACCAAGTCTTTGATAATGGTTGAAAACTCGTCCACCAAGGTGCGGTCATCATCCAGCCACAGGGTATACAGGAAATCCAGAATATTCCGCTGCACCCGGAGATGGTTCCAAAAACGCTCGTCCATCTGCTTTTCGGTGTCCAGCGTAATCAAGGCACTGACAATGGTGCTTTTCATTGTGATCTCGTATGCCGTGGTACAAGTTGGCTTTGGAAAATCGGCTTCAATGCTGTTCAGGAACTCAGAAAATTCCCGGACAGCCCGATTGCTCACATCGTTCATACGTCCTCCTTTATGCTGCTGCCAGCACCATTCTGTAAGCCTTGTCGATCATGGGATTGCCCTCTGCGGTGCGCAGAAACAAATTTTCGTTGTAGTTGCGAGTTTTACGGATGGGATCTGCATGGGTGGCAAAATCCGAAACAGCGTTCACGAACCGCCAGCCATTTTTGCCGACCCACTCCAGATCGGGTGCATTATAATAGCGAGCCTTCAGATCTTCCTGCAAGCGCAGGTTATTCTTCCGCTGGCCATCGGTTAAATCTTCGGTGACAGGGAAAAACTCGTTGATAAATTCCTGTACCTTGCGGTCAGACAGCTTGATGGTGGTCAGCTCATGGATGCCCTTCCCCAGTTCCCCCATATAGCTGTTGGCAAGCTGCAAGGTCTCACGGGCATCCTGCACCCGGAGCAGAACATTTTCGGTGTGGCGGGCAGTCCAGATGCGCTTTGCAGTACCCAAAGCCAAATTCAAGGTGTTCTGGCAGACGACACGAACCGGGGTCATGGCTACTTTCACACCAGAGCTGCCATCGTGACTGTTGAAGAACACAAGATATGGGGTCACTTCGTCTCCGGCGATGATGTACTTCTCCGGCAGCTTTGCCAGCATCCAGACCTTCTTGCCGCCCTGTAAAGAACCGGCAGTTTCGTAAGTAACGCCCTCACCCAGCAGGTCATCCGTGAACTGGAACGCTTCTTCGTTCTGCACAATGCGGTAACGGTCAGACACCACGCCCAGAACAGCTTCATCGGTGCTGCGGACGTTAGCCCGATAACCGGGAATCATAGCACCCGTGCCGGAATAGATATTGCGGCTCTCTACCTGCCAATCCAGACCAGCCAGCTCCAGAGCCTCACGGCTTGCAGGGGCATCCATCACAATACGGCCAAGGCCGTGCCAAGGGGTTTCGCGGACAGAGAACATGGTTTCAACGTTTGCAGACATAACTACTACCTCCTGAAATTTTAATGTGATTACTTGTTTTCGAGTTTATGGGCGATCCAAATAATGAGTATTACGGCAGTTTTTCCGATTGCCTTTGCGCCCTTCATTAGAATCTTTACCATAACATCAGCCATTGTTTTTCCTCCATTTTCAAGTAAAAAGTAAAGACCTGTGGACAGAATCAAACTGCTCACAGGTCTTTCTACAAAGATAATATATAACTGTAATTTTTTCAGATGCGCTTCGTCTTGTGTCGGGTGTGTCAAATGTGTCAGGTTTTTATGAAACTCTCTATATATTCTTTATTTTTATCCCCTTCCTCTCTATTTTTCTTAGATATGCGATAGGGTAAAAATATAAAATATAATAAAGGTTTCTCGAAAATTCTGACACATCCGGCACGACTGACACAGTGTTTTACGGTCAAGCTTTTGTGCGGATACCCACGGCTACCGTGAGGTCATGCCACTCATTTTTACGAATTCCCTGATTCCGGGAAGCCTTAAAAGCCTTTGCTTCTTCAAATGAAATCGTAAAACGAGCCATCTCCATAAAGCCATCCAACGTACAAGTGGCACTATTTCCACTCTGCACTTCTGTCAGTTGGAAATCAAGTACCCAGCGGTATTCCTCATTCGTCAGCGGCGTGATCTGCGCCACACAGCTATTGATAAGCTCCCGGTTAACATCATTTCTAGATGCCTTCTGCCACTCATCCAACTTCTGCGCAATTAAATTCATATCAAGGGTTCCACTGCGCTCATCCTCCTGTTCCACATTCTCATATTGAGATTGCAATTCTGCAATCTGCGCATCCAATCCCTTTCGCCGTTCTGCCAATTCCTGTTTTGTGATGATTCCGTCTGCACACAGGTCTATGTACTTATCCAGACGCTCCCTCTGTCTGGCGATGCTGTTTTCCAGCATCGCCTTTCTGGAAATGCGGACAGTCTTTTCTTCTGCCATGCAGCGGTTCAAAATTTTATAGACCTCCTTGACCGTTTTGCCCTTGTCAAAGGTAAGATGTTCAAACACCTTTGCTGCCATCAAGTCCAGCTTCCACTCACAGATTGCCTTGATTTGGCAGCTAATTCCCAAATCCAAGCCATGTTCCTGCAAGTAACTGATACTTGGCCTACGGGTACGGCGGTAACACTGAAATCCATGAACTACTGCACCATCCCGATTTACACGCCACTTGAACTGGATAAATCCTGCGCCACAGCTGCACCGCAGTTTTGCTGTCCAGACTGACTTTGGCGTATTTCTCATGTACTTGTGCTTTTTTCCATTTTCATCTATTACCCGTGCTGATTTCGATGCCAAAATCTGCTGGCATCTATCCCACATTTCTTCTGATACCAAAGGCTCAAAGTCGCCTTTCACATAGATATAGCTGCTCTCGTCCAGATTTTTAACACGTTTCTGTGTCAAATATCCGTCGCTGTGGGATTTATTATAACAGATGCACCCTTTATAGGTTGCATTATGTAGAACTCTGCTCACCTTGGAAGCGTCCCACGAAACATGACCGCCTGCATCTAATCGGCCAAGGCGGTATAATTCATTTACGATTTTAACCAACCCATTTTCTCCGGTAGAATACATTTGAAAAATCAGCCTTACTGTTTCAGCTTGGTCAGGGTCAGGAACATAGGTTCCGTTCTCCCTGCGGTATCCTAAGATGTTTCCGCTACCATATAAAACGTGCTTCTCCCTGCTGATTTTCTGCCCAGCCTTTACTCGCTCTGAAATTTTGCGGCTCTCATCTTGTGCCATAGAAGACATGATCGTCAGCCGAAGTTCGCCATCATTGGTTGCGGTATTGATACCATCGTTGATGAAAAATACGTCTACCCCACGTGCTTTCAGCTCGCGTGTGTAGGACAGCGTATCAACTGTATTTCGTGCAAAGCGGCTCACTTCGCGAGTAATGATTAGGTCAAACTTGCCCTTCTGGGCATCCTCCATCATGCGCAAAAACTCTGGCCGCTTCTGCGCCTGTGTTCCGGTGATGCCTTGGTCTACATAAACCTCTACGATTTCCCAATCTGGGTGGCGAGAACCTTCAATTTTATACCACTCCAACTGATTTTCCAGGGCATTGATTTGCGCTTCATGTTCGGTTGAAACACGAGCGTACACGGCTACTCTCATAAAATTTAACCTCCACTGTCTCTGACTCTTTTCTGCGGCAAAAAGAAAGGCTCTGGCAGAATCCCCTCCACCAGAGCCTTTCTCTGTTGTTTACGAAGCCTTTGCAGGCGGTTCTTCCTCCTGCTCACGCTTCATCCGAAGGAAGTTCTGATAGGTAGGCAGGTTGATTACCCCTGCTGCAAAGAGAGCTTCCATCAGACAATAGGCCATCGCCTTTTCGTCAATTTCCAGCATCGTGATACCTCCCTTGGTTATCGTTTATGGTGCTTAGAATCAGAGGTATAACGTATCATCGAAGAATCAGAAGTTACGGACGAAACCTGATTCCTTGGAAAGCAGATACCGGATTCTTTCGGGCAATCATATCCTCTCCTATACACCGGAAGCGAATATGCTTTATCCCCCTTTGGGTAAGTTCTTTTGTGAATGCCTTTTTGCTACACGCCCACATATTCTCCTCCTTGCAGTAGTCCGAGTAAGCATTATACAGGTCTTCTGTAGCGGTCACCGCTTTCGGCTCGCTCCTATCGCAGCTTTCCTGTATAAATTTTCCTACGGTCTTCGCAATAGAGTCTCTCATAATGCACTTTACGTTGTCCACCTGTGGAATCTCCGGGAAGATGTAGTTGAGTTGCACAAGCTTCCGCGCATAGCGCAGTGCCTTTGTAACAATAGCATCTCGCTCTTTCCAAATTTTTTCTCCCAAATCCGGGTCTTGCTGGTCATCCGGGATTGCATAATTAAAAGGCAGATATATGATACGTTTTAGGAGTGCATCATCTTCTCCGTCAATGATAAGCGGGTGATTACTTGAAAAGACAAACTTTATACGCCTTTCCAGCAACGCATCATCACGAAATTTGCGTGGAACATTGATTGAATCGCCTCCTGTAATCTGCTTCAATCGAGAAGCTGCCTCCTCATCAATTTTTGAACTTGGCATGTCCATGTCAAAATTGATTACAGCGTTGGCCAGCGAAGACATTCCAAATTCATTCTTCATTTGCTTAAGTCTAATACTGCTGATGGATTCTTTGGGGTACAGGCGTCGGATAAAGCTTCCCAAAACGCTCTTGCCGCTATTTCCGATACCCTTCATGAAAATAAAGAACTTTCCCCGTGCAGGGTAGATAAGTAAATACCCGATTGCCATCCAAACTCTCTCCGACAGCAGGGAATCCCCACCTGTGACTCGCTGCAAGTATTCCTCAAATACCTGGCACTTTGCCTGTGGATCATATTTTGCCTTAATACAGGTAAAGGTTATTTGATCCGGGCTGTGTGGATAAAGTTTCCACTCCATAAGGTCAAGGATTCCATTTTCCAAAGGTGCATAAATCGGTTCATCTTCCGGCTCGCTGCACTCAATTTGGGGATCTGTTACGAGGCAATCGTAGAGATCCTTATACCCACGTAGGCTAGATTCATTATTGAGTTCGTAGTCCACATTCTGACGATATAACTTGATTAACTGCTTTGAATCCAGCTGTGTGTAGTAATATTCATTGTGGTAATACAGCACACCTCCACAGGAAATGATATGGATATACTTTTTTAGTTCCCTTGTCGTTTCGACAAGGGACTGTTTTTTTGAGGTTTTTATCCCAGCCGATTTTGTCGGTTTGGCATCGGCGTGTTTCCTCGTTGTATTTAGTGTGTCCTCATTTTTCGGAGATTCTGTAGCTATTGCACTAGAATCCTCAAACGGATTAGGCGTCCGTTGTTCGCTGTCCATGCCTGTTGACTTATATCGTTCAGCATCTCGTCTTTCCTTGATTTTGTTGCGCATCGCCTCCTTTGCAGAAAAAGCGGCCTCTTGTTCAACATGCTCCCCTATTGCGCAAAGTTCGCCAAAGGATAGCTCGGCTCCTGATGCCGGAAGAATTTCTTCAGCATATTCCCTCATGAAATTATTCTGTGCCCAGCCCGAATCATTCTCAATTTTTTGAGCGGACTTCTGTAATACCGCTTTTTGCCTATCATGGAATTTGTCCTTTCCATACATATTATTCATGGTTGATTTTCTCCAAAGTGGTCTTCTGGAAGTACATCTGCTCGACCAATTTTTCGATGGGATTCTGCGTTTCTCCCAGATTACCAGAGAGCAGATAGTCGATTCTTGTTAATCCCTGAATCTTTCCGTCTCCCTCCCAAAGATAGCCCATTTCAGCCCCCCAAGCATGTACAAACACCTCATAGAAAGCATCCGGTTCAAAATCGTCCGGGCATCCAAGTATAATCGGAGATTTCATTGTTTCGCCTCGGACAAAAATACCAGCAGCTATTTTTCCGGACTTGAATGTTTTCGTGTCGAACATAAGCGGAAATTTTTCTACCCCATCCTCACATCTCCAATTACAGCTTGACAAAATCCTCCCATTCTGTTTCAAGCTCATTTGGAAACCTCTGAACGGAGAAATGTACTCGCCTTCCCGAATAGCAACCTCAGCCTTGCCATTTATCATGGTAATCACAATATCTGCATAACCGTCTTTACCCTTAGATGCTTTCTCTTTCCAAGCAAGGAACTCATCCGTAACTTCTTTCTGAGTTTCGTTGAGTTCCCGATACCACTTGTCATATTCATTCTGTGTCATAGCAAAATACCTCGAAAATCAATTATTTTTTGTGCTTCGAAGTGGCCACCTCGTTTGCAAAAATATAATATCATAGCCATCATTTTTTTCGCACAGTGTTTTTTTTATTTTTTTCTCAGAAAAAATGCACGGCCATTTTTGCCCAGCAACAAAAAAGTGATGCTTCTTGGAGACATTAAAATTCTGTCTCCAAGAAGCATCACGCTTAAATCTCTTACTGCCGGAATCCTTTTGGACCTTCCGCAAACTTCTGAATCTTATATTCGGTGTTTATCAAATATTCTGCTATTTGTCTATATGCCTGCCTATTACATAGCTCATCGCGTGGATACTTGTCAACATAATATAGTACCATCTCTGAAAGATCTAAAAGTGCCTGACGGACATACCCTTTTTCCATTTCTCCATTGTAATATTCCGAGAAGGACTGCAACAAGGAAAATTTTATCATACCACTTGTATACTTGAGACTTTTATTCCTTGCTAATGATCGCATACCTTCTCTAATTGAGCACTGCAAATGCAAATCCTCGTGGCTCTCATCACTATCAACAGCTTGAATTGGCCTCTGTATACGCTTCAACAGCTCCGAGAAGCCCTTTCCCTCGGAATCTACCATTAGCAAAATGTCAAAAAAACGGCAATTTGCTACTGTGAGCAATGTCGGCGTGCTTCTTGTTGAGTTGAATGTTAGCACCTCAGATGCTTCTACAAATTTTCCTTTAAATGGGACCTTACCCATTATCTTATTTAATCGTCTCTGTAACTTTTTTGCCATATCATCAATTTGGCCAACATTATTATTGCAGAATCCACCTATTACATCCATGAACTTATCTTCTTTGATATGTTTTGTCTTCAGTAATTCATTTACCTTCTTTTTATCTTCGTCCTTAAGTGTCTCGTTCTTATATTTATCCTGATGGATGAACAACCATCTGCGCATTAAATACTGTCTATATGGTATCTCTCCTTCTTCGGTATCGTCATAAACATCTATATCAGAAAAAGCGTCCTCTAGTCTTATAAACGATACAATGGTTTTTTCCCACTGCCTCTGTATACTTTCATTTTCTATGTCTAAGCCCTTTTCTTCCGTAATTTTGTGCTGCGCATCCGGCAATTTCCAATCTTTAGATGCCATTTTAACCTCGTCCTTCCTACACATAACCTTATAAAAGTTCTTTTTAATCAAAAACCTCCCCGGTGAAACCATTCAGTTTCACCGGGGAGGTTTATCATACGCTTATCTTCCCATGTTTTGCACGATTAGTACATCTTCATGCAACAATCTTACTTTCTGGGATTTTTGATGGCAGCCTGGGCAGCAGCCAGACGTGCGATAGGCACACGGAAGGGAGAGCAGCTGACGTAGTCCAGACCAACATTGTGGCAGAACTCGACGCTGGAAGGATCGCCGCCGTGCTCGCCGCAGATGCCCAGACCCAGGTCGGGACGGGTCTCACGGCCATCATGTGCAGCCATCTTGACCAGCTTGCCGACGCCGACCTGGTCCAGATGCTGGAACGGATCGCTCTCGTAGATCTTGTTCTCGTAGTAAGCGCCCAGGAACTTGGCAGCATCGTCACGGCTGAAGCCGAAGGTCATCTGAGTCAGGTCGTTGGTGCCGAAGCTGAAGAACTCAGCTTCCTTGGCGATCTCGCCGGCAGTCAGAGCTGCACGGGGGATCTCGATCATGGTACCGACCTGATACTTCATGTCAACACCGGAAGCCTTGATGAGCTCGTCTGCGACCTTGACGACAACGTCCTTGACGAACTTCAGCTCCTTGACCTCGCCGACCAGCGGGATCATGATGTGCGGAGTGATGACATAACCGGTCTCAGCAGAGACGTTCAGAGCTGCCTTGATAACAGCGCGGGTCTGCATTGCTGCGATCTCGGGATAGGTGACAGCCAGACGGCAGCCACGATGGCCCATCATGGGGTTGAACTCGTGCAGAGAAGCAACGACGTTCTTCAGGTCATCAAAGGTCATGCCCATGTCGGCAGCCAGCTCCTTGATGTCCTCGTCCTTGCTGGGCAGGAACTCGTGGAGAGGCGGGTCCAGATAACGGATGGTCATCGGGCGCTCACCCATGATGCGGTACAT